GGATTCACAAATCCGCGCTATGGTCAACGCAGCAGCTCCTGAGTTTGAGCCGCCAGCCCATGTCAGGCTACGCGAGAAAGACCGACCATTCTGGTCGAGTATTATGGCCTCACGTGCGCGCGATGAGTGGTCAAAAAACGACTTCATTGTTGCGGCACAGTTGGCGCGTTGTCAAGCAGATATTGAAACAGAGTCTGAAATTGTTGACATTGAAGGCAGCGTGGTCGAAAACGCTCGCGGCACACAGATCATGAATCCGCGTCACTCGGTACTGGAACAGCTCGCCCGCCGTGAGCTCGCTTTGATGCGCGCGCTCGCCATGACAGCCAGCTCCGCAGGCAAAGACAAAGACAAGCTGGAGAAATCACGACAGCTGCAACGCAAGTCCGAGGATTTGCGCAACGAGCTTGAAGACGATAGCTTGCTGGCACTCTGATGGCAACCAAAAAACCGAAGAAGCTCACACGCGGTGAACGCGTCATTGCGTTCATCGAGCTGTATTGCAAAGCACCCGAGGGTGAGCACGTCGGCAAGGCGATCAAGCTCGAACCGTTTCAGCGCAAATTCATCTTGGATGTGTACGACAACCCGCGCGGCACCCGCAGGGCGTTCCTGTCCATTGGCCGAAAGAACGGCAAGACTGCGCTGATTGCTGGCATTTTGCTGGCGCACATCGCAGGGCCAGAGGCGGTGATCAACAGCCAGATCGTGTCCGGCGCGCTGTCACGTGAACAGGCTGGCGTGGTGTTCAACTTGGCCTGCAAGATGATTCAGCTCTCGCCCGAGCTGACCAAGATCGTCAAGATCGTTCCCTCCAGCAAACGCCTGATCGGCCTGACGCGCAATGTGGAGTACCGCGCCTTGTCTGCTGACGGGCGCACAGCTCACGGGCTGTCACCGATTTTGGCGATTTTGGACGAAACGGGCCAAGTCCGTGGCCCACAGTCTGACTTTATTGACGCGATCACCACCGCCCAAGGCGCGCACAAAGAGCCGCTGCTCATTTGCATCAGCACGCAAGCGCCCAACGATAACGACCTGCTGTCGATCTGGCTGGATGACGCACGCACCAGCCAAGACCCGCGTATCGTCTGCCATGTCTACGAGGCACCGAAAGACGCGGACATCATGGACCGCGCAGGCTGGTTGGCGGCCAACCCGGCAATGGGAAAGTTTCGCAGCTTGAAAGACGTTGAAGAGCAGGCCGAGCGTGCCGAGCGGATGCCGTCATTCGAGCCCACCTTTAGAAACCTGGTGCTGAACCAGCGCGTTGAGATGGCCGCGCCGTTCATCTCAAAGGGCATTTGGCTGCTCAACAGCCAAGAGATCGATGAGTCGGTTTTCTACAACTTCCCTGTGTACGCAGGGCTGGATTTGTCAGCGCGAACTGACTTGACCGCATTTGTGATGATGGCGCATGACGGCGAACGCTGGCATGTCAAGCCGACTTTCTGGACACCAGAAAAGGGGCTGCGCGACAGGGCCAAACGCGACCGGGCACCATATGATGTCTGGGAAAAAGAGGGTTATATCCGCGCAGTGCCCGGTGCGTCGATTGACTATGAGGCGGTCGCCCGCGATTTGGCTGATTTGCTTGAAGGCTGCGATGTGCAGGCGGTGGCGTATGACCGCTGGCGTTTTGAGATACTCAAGAAAGAGCTGACGGACCTCGGAATGGACTTGCCGCTCAAGCCTTTTGGGCAGGGTTTTCGGGACATGGCCCCGGCCATTGACACGCTTGAATCAATCCTGTTAAATGAACAAATGGCACATGGAGCCAATCCAGTTTTGACTATGTGCATGGCGAACAGTAGAATTGAGCAAGATGCGGCTGGAAATCGTAAGTTGAACAAACAAAAGGCCACTGGTCGCATTGACGGAGCCGTCGCTCTGGCGATGGCCGTCGGCGTGACCCCCCAAATCAGCGAGGAAGGGGATTTCGAGGGCTTCTTGTCTAACCCGGTGTCCTTCAAATGAGCATTTTTTACAGCTTCAGCAATTGGGTCATGGGTGGTTTGCGCCGATCCAAAGGCATCCAATACGCCACCCCCTCCAGTTATGCTGAAGAATCAGCATCGACAGTAACCTATGACTCGGCCATGCAGCTTTCTGCTGTCTGGGCTTGCGTCAAATTGTTGTCGGAAACTGTCGCATCTTTGCCGTTGACCATCTAAAAAACGGGTGAAAATGGGCGAAAACCCCACGACACCCATGCACTTTCCCTGCTTTTTTCGGGAAAAGTCAACCGCTACCAGACAAAAGTTGAGTTTTTCGAGACTGTTTTGCTGAATTTGGTGGTGAACGGCAATGCGTACTGCGTGATCACCCGCTCTGGAGAGCGAATTGTCAGCTTGCTGCCCATTATGAGCGCCCAAGTTGAGCCAATGATGCTTGATGACGGCTCGATGGTCTACAACTACACGAACGACAGCGGCATTGCGGTTTTTGCCGCTGAAAATATCTGGCATTTGAAGCTGATGGGCAACGGCACTATCGGCATGTCACCTTTGGCCTACCAACGCAACTCGTTGGGCATTGCTCAGGCCGCCGAGAGCGCAGTCACCAAGATTTACCGCAACGGTGCCAAGCCGTCGGGTGTGTTGAGCATCGACCGCTTGCTCAAACCCGAGCAGCGCGAGCAGGTCCGCTCGAATTTTGCCACCATGACCACTTCTGCGGATGACCGCTTGATGGTTTTGGAAGCGGGCATGAAATTCGAGAAGGTTTCGCTGTCACCGCAGGACATCGAGCTGCTGTCGAGCCGCAAATTCCAGATCAGTGAAGTGTGCCGCTGGTATGGCGTGCCCTCTGTGATGGTCAACGACAACAATGGCACGTCCGTTTGGGGCTCGGGTATCGAGCAGGTGATGCAGGGCTTTTACAAGCTGACGCTGCGCCCGCTGCTGGAGAAAATCGAAGCCAGCATTGTGGTCAACTTGCTCACGCCTGCCGAGCGCAATCGCATGGAAGTGGCATTCGATTTTGACGCGCTGCTGCGTGCTGATCTGAAGTCACGTTACGAGTCGTACCGCTTGGGTATTTCTGCTGGCCTGATGACGCCAAACGAAGCGCGTGCTGCCGAACACTTGCCTGCAATGGAAGGTGGCGACATGCTCTTCATGCAAGGCGCAATGGCGCCAATCGAAAAGCTCGCCGCACCCGATCCTGAGCCGCAGCAAATCGAAATACCTGACAACACACCGCAGCTGAACAACCTTGAAGCCGGGCTGAAATCGCTGACTGACGAAATGCGCAGTTTGAAAGACATCAGCTTGCAGGTCAAGAATCAGCGCCCAGCTCCTGCGCCTGCACCCTCGTTTAACTTCAGCATGGACACGACGGCCATCACCAAAGCCGCCAAAGCCATTGAAGACGTAGCGGGAAGCACCCTGAAACAAATACGCGAGGACGTGCAGAATATGCCCATTGTCATCCCGGCCCCGCAAGTGACTGTTGAGGCCATCATGCCTGAGCAAAAGCAGGTCAGCCCAACCGTCAATATCACCAACGAGGTTCGCCCTGCGGATGTCACAGTCGTCAACAACCACCCCAAACAGGCGGTGCAGACGGTCGAGCGTGATGCCAATGACGAGATCGTGCGCACTGTCACCAAATACGAGGTTTGATCATGGCCGTAACCTACACAACCACGCTCAAGACAGCCCGTATGCAGGCTGTAGTAAGCGCCATTGGTACCAGTGGCAAGCTGGTGTTTTTGACATCGGCTGACGCGGTGGTTTGCACTTTCACTTTGGCTGAAGTTGCCGGTACTGTGACCGCTGGCGTGCTGACTTTTTCTGACGCCAACGGCGGCACTGCGGGTATTCTGAACACTACTGGCAGCGCAAACGGTGTGGTTGCCAAGGCCAAGATCACAACAGCGGCTAACGCTGACGTGATCACGGGCTTTACGGTTGGCACCAGCTCGGCGGATTTCATCATTGACAACACCAACATTGCAGTTGGGCAGTCTGTGACGATCACCAGCGCCAGCATCACGCACGCTGCGTAAGAACTATGCCCACGGCTGCCCTGGCTGTCACTGAAGACACAGCTGACAGTACAGTTGTGTGGCTTCAGGCCACGCCTGACTGGTATGCGTGGTTTTTGGGCGAGCGCGAATACACCAGCACGGTATCGATTGCGGTTTTGGCCGCTGCGGGCTTGCTGTCTACCGAGCTTGCCTCCGACAGCAGCGAAAGCACAGGCATTGTGCTGGTTTTGCTCGATGGCAACGCCACTGAGACCACCAGTGACACCACGGCTGATGGCGGATATGTCACGGTTTTTGCTTCTGCTGACGCAACTGAGGGGCGTGACATTGCAACTGCCCAAGTGGAAACAGACCGACCAAAACCCGCGTCTTCAGGTGGCCGTAGAATGCGAACAAGGGAATTTGAGTGGTTGCCAGGCCCGGTTTTTGGGCCTACCGAAGCGCGGCGGCTCAAGCGCAGGCGGCAAGAGCTGTTGTTATTGGCCGTGTGAAACCCTACAATACTGCAAAAGGTGCATAAATTATGGAAACCAAACGACTCGCAGTTGATTCGCTGGAACTCAAGTTTCTTGGCGATGACATGTCATTTGCTGGCTACGCATCGGTTTTTGGCGGCGTGGACTCTTATGGCGACACCATCGACGCTGGCGCGTACAAAAACACGCTGCTGACGCGTGAGCGCCCCATTCGGATGCGCTGGAATCACTACGGCCCGATTATTGGCAAGTGGAAGAACATGTTCACTGATGATAAGGGTCTGTTTGTTGAAGGCCAGCTGACGCCCGGTCACTCGACAGCAATGGACGTGTATGCGTCCATGAAACATGGCGCGATTGACGGTATGAGTATCGGCTACGTTCCGACAAAATCGCAGCAGCTTGAAGACGGTCGTCGTCTGCTGCAAGAAATTCAACTGGTTGAAATCAGCGTGGTAGAAGAACCCGCTGATTTGGGGGCCAAGATCAACAGCGTGAAAGCCGCGCTGGATGCTTGCCACTCCCTGAAAGAAATCGAGGGTCTTCTGCGCGAGGCAGGTGGGTTCTCGAAAGCTGATGCGCTCTCCCTGGTAGGGCGTGTCAAGCGTTTGGCTCTTGGTGAGCAAGAGGCCGAAGAAGAACGGGTGAAGCGAGAAATCGCGGCGCTTTTCCAGATTAAACTTTGACCTCACTTTTTAGGAGTCCCATCATGGAACTGAAAGACATCATCGACGCAGGTTTGACTGCACAAGAGAAAAAACTCGACGCGGCTATCGCCAAGTTTGAGGGCCAGCTCAAAGAGAAAAACACTGTTGACACCGAAGTGCGCGGCGAAGTGCGCGAGCTGTCGGAGCAATTCAAGCAAGTTGCTGCTGCTCAAGCTGAACTGGCGCAAAAGCAAGTCGGTTTCGCTGCTCAAGCGACTGCCGCAAAGTCTGCTGCCCAGCAATTTGTTGAGTCGGAGCAGTACAAGCAGCTGGTTGCTGGTAACACACAACGCGCTCGCATTGAGTTGAAGAACACCGTCACTGGTGGCTCCACAACCGTGTTCCCCGATCAGAAGCCTGGCATCATCCCCGGCAACTTCCTGCCTTTGACCATCCGCTCGGTGATGAACTCCATCGCTGTGTCCACAAACATGGTCAACGCTTTGCGTGAAGCCTCGTTTACCAACGACGCAGCTGAAGTTGCTGAAGGTGCAGCTAAGCCTGAGTCTGATGCCACGTTCGAGCAGTACAACGTGCCAATCACCACTGTGGCCCATTGGATCAAGATCAGCAACCAGTTGCTGGCCGACGCTCCTGCTGTGGTCGCCTACATCGAGACTCGCTTGCGTGACGGCCTTGCCCAACGCATCGACGCTCAACTGTTGAACGGTAACGGCACAGCCCCCAACCTGTCGGGCTTGACCGATTCGGGCAACTTCACAGCTTACACCGCTGTGGCGAACGACCTGTTGGTTGACGCCATCAACCGCGCCAAGTATCAGTTGTGGGCCACTGGCAACGCACCTGACACCGTGATCGTGAACCCAGCTGACTGGGGCGCTATGGAGCGTACTCGTGAAGGCTCTGGCACTGGCATGTACTTGTACGGTATGCCTGGCGTGTCTGGTATCAGCAACCCGTTCGGCGTGCAGATCGTCATGTCTAACCACATGGCCGCTGGTAGCTTCCTGATCGGCGCTCTGCGCAACTCGGCTGTTATTTACAACCGCAGCGGCGCAGTGGTCGAAATGGGTTACGTCAACGACGATTTCACCAAGAACTTGGTGACATTGCGCGCTGAAGAGCGTTTGGGTCTGGGTGTGGAGCGTCCCTCTGCCATCCTGTACGGTTTGATCAAAGCCGCCTGATAGCTTCTAGCTCCGTAAAAAGGCCCACTGTACGGTGGGCCTTTTTATTTGTAGAATGCCCACATGAAAATCCTCATCACTTCCCCTAAGCCAATCTTGACGCAGTTTGGCCGTTTGCCTAAAGGTATGACGGTCGATGTGCCAGAAGGGCTTGCGCAATTTCTGATTTCGCGTGGCGAAGCCGCTATGCTTGAAATCAAAACAGGTGAGATTGACCCGTCACCGACAGACGAAAAACCCAAAACTCGGGGTCGCCCAAAGAAAGCTGACTGATGGCAAACGTCAAGTGGCGTTTTTGGCAAGAAATCACCAAGTTGCTGGTTGACAGGCAGGACGGAACTTGGGCCGAGCGTGTTGAGGCGTACCCGCCCGTCAAATTGATGACTGATGGTGACGGCGATTACGCTCGCTTGCGTGTGGATGTCGGACAGACAGGCTTTTTTGCTGGTCGTGAGGCGTACACGTTTTACGAGTACAGCCTCCCCACAGGCGCGTCGCGGGTTATAAAAGTAGTCGCTCCGGTAAACACAATCATTCAACGCTTTGCATTGGAGCTTGATCTGGCTGCCATGCGGCTTGAGCTGGTGGTAGGCGGCACCGAAGGTGGCACGTACGCCACCAACATTCCGGTTTTTAAAGCCAACACCATGAGCACGGCGTCGGCGTATGTACCCCAAATCACAATGTCTACAGGTGGCACGCACACTGGTGGTACTGTGGTGGACGTACTGACAGCCATCTCAGGTGACAAACTTCAGAAATCTACGGCGGCTACCGCTACCGAGGATCTACCTGTGGGCTTTTCTGCTGGCACGTACTACATTCGATTGATCAACACTGACGGCGCAACTGCCACGGGCATTTTTCGCGCACATTGGGAAGAGAGGCCATAAATGAGCATTACCACACTGGCAGAAGCCAAAGCCCATTTACGTGTTGACACGGCTGACGAGGACACGCTAATTCAGTTGTACCTGAATGCGGCAGAAAAAGCAGCGTCGAATCAGCTGAATCGCAACTTGTACGCTACCACCGCAGGCACTGATACTGACGGGCTTGTTATGACCGATGCGGTCAAAGCCGCCATTTTGCTGTTGGTCGGCCATTGGTACGACAACCGTGAGGCGGTGACTGCGGTGCAAGGCACCAACATCAAAGAGTTGCCGCTGGCCTTTTCGTGGCTCATTGACCAAGAGCGGTACGGGATGGGCGTATGAAGGCTGGCCTGCTCAAAACCAAGGTCACCATCCAGCAGCAGACGGCCACGCAAGACGCGGCAGGCCAGATCACGGGTGGCTGGTCAACGCTTGCCAGCGTGTGGGCGGATGTGCGCCAGCAGCGCGGGCTTGAAGCCATCCGTGCTGATGCTATGTCCTCGGCCACAAAGGCTAGCATTCGCATTCGCCGTCGCACTGATGTGAACGCAGGGATGCGGGTTTTGCAAGGCACCACGCTGTACAACATC